GGTAGAGCATTCACTCTTCATAACTAGACCTAATGAACACAAGCATCAGATTCTGGACACCCGAAGACCAAAAGTGCCGATTTATGAGTTTTGCAACTTATGAGAAAGCACTAAAAATGATAAAGCAGTTAAATGAGATTAACTGCAAAGCAGAGGTCAAACTCTACTGAGAAGACAGACCCTCATCGGACAGTTAACCGATGGGGGTTTTTTATATGAGAATTCGCAATGCCTAATCTATAACGAACCATTCGAGTGAGCTAAATATTTTTTTGAGATAATTTTTCTCTTACAGGAATTTTTCTATTATGGCTTCCAAGAAACCCTACTACGTCGTGTCGAGAGTCCACAAAGGTAGTCAACTATCCTCTGGTGTGGTATACTGGAGACAGGATAGCATATGGACTTCCACTGCTACAGACGCTCACAAATTTCGCTCCACGAAGTCTGCTGAGAAAGAATTAGAAAAACTTACAGAAACATCCCCAGATGCAAGAGTCGAAAAAATCACCCCCTAAGGATCTAGATTCCTCAGAGTGGTATGAGAACGCCCTTAACGATCAGATAATTAAGAATGAACATCAAGTGCTAGAAGAAAAAATTCTGGCACTAGAGAAGAAGGTAGAAGAGTTATCTCAACGACCCATAGCAAAGGTAATGTATAAGCCTCCAGGTGCTACTAAGCATATGGAGTTAGCACATTATCTAAATGAAGTAGAAACTAGGTTAAATACATTAGACTTGCGAATAGAACTTGATGTCTAATGACGTGTAATTGGCAAAATGGGTTAGCAATATCTTCACCGATCGGGTCATCTTTCACATTTGATCCGATGGATCCTGATGACAATGTGTTGGGAACTAATGAGGATGAAGAGTATTTCGAGTATCTCTTTACACTTCTGAATGTAACGTGTGCGGATGACGGTACCTGTGATACCTATGCACCCGCAAGTATAAGAGTTACTGGAGAAGAGCAATACTTTACGTTATGGATTTGCGATAGCACGACTGAGCGTATATCCGTGCGTAATGCCACAGCAGAATTTAAGGTAGGAGAGACAGTTACTACTTCTGGAGGTGCTACAGGTACTGTAAAGGAATGGCATAACTTCAGAGAACCTAATGGGTTGGATATTATAGAGTTTGAGACAGGCTGCACAGGTAATTTCCCTTCTCAGGTAGTAACAGGTTCTGAATCGGGGGCGACCGCCGACTGTATTGCTGGATGGTTCGATACCCCTGGTCAAACCTCATTAGCAACGACTCCTCCATTACTAATCAACACAGAAGTCGTCTTAGCGTCCGTTAGTGGGTTCTATGCCTATCCTAAGAAGGTTTCCTATACAAAATACCTAAGTCCCAAGTGCGATACCCTTGTAGACGTTTGTGGACCTATTGCTTCCTATGATGATTCAGGAGTAGGATGGAACGAAATGTTCCAGAATGCTGGTAATTGTGAAACGAAGAAGTTTGCTAAGGAAGTAGCAGATTCATTAAAGGACGTGTGGGGAGCGACCGAGCAATCTTGTAGTAGAGAATCAACGTGGCCGATTAATGCTGATACAGGTGTCTATGTAAAAGTACCACTACTAGGAGAAGACCTAGATGGTAAACCTGTAGAAATGAAAGAGATGCAACATACCAAGTTGCAAGATCAATTAGAAACAGGATGGAAGAATTGGTTTAATGCTGCTAATGGATGTTATAATAATCAATTTGCAAATGAACAAACCTTTACTAACCTCTATAAAGGATTGTCACAACCAACTGATCTTACAGTCAACAGAGAATTTGTAATCGATAGTGCCGAAGAGACTAAAATTGGTATGATGGATGCTGGTCTAGAACCAGATCGTATCAATAGTGCAGAGATGTGGAGAGAGGTACGTACCTTTAACTGCGAAATGAATGATGTAATCGACTTGCAGATTGCAATGGCAGAACATCAGGACGCAATATTCAATAATAATAAGACTGTTGTGCCTTCTAACTGGTATGTTGAGAAGATGCAGGAGTGGTCAACCCATTCTTTCAGGGGTGTGCCTAATGCTGGTACTAGAATCAAGTGGAATATATTTGAATATGTCCCTCATCAGATGGGAAGACAAAGTTTTCCTTACACTATAACAGGCCAATGGTACTGCGCAGACCTGTTAGGTCTTAATGTAGGTGTCACTGGTGGATATAGTTGGACTATACCACTAGAAATTAATTCAAATTGGTCTACTTATAGGGATCTATTAGCAGAAGCAGTAGAAAGACAAGGTAATCCATACGATGATGTTAAGATTGCGACTCTAAAAGAGTTCATAAAGCCTTCAGATAGTGCAATTAAGATCTTCGATTACGATGCAGCGACCTTTCCCCACTATGGATACATTGAATTAAACAATTATGAGTATGCAGGACAGGGTATAACAGACATTACTTCACTAGATCCTGGTCTTGGGTATATGCATCAACCCATTGTCACTCTTACACCACCTGATTTGGAGGGTGGAGTGCAAGCAACAGCAGAAGCAATTGTTACAGGAGGGCGTGTGTATGGTTATAAGATCACTAATGAGGGTAGTGGATACATTCAGTCACCCGTAATTGAAGTAGAAACACCTAACTCAGTGCTCAATGCACTAGCAGATGTGACTGTAGGTAGTAGTTACATCATTAATATCACTATGTCGGACTACCCTAAACTGTTTATGGGTATAACAGTGCGGGATGATGGCAATCAAATGGACTTAAATGAGGTAAGGAGACTAGTACCTGCGGTTGATTTTGATTGTACTGCGGATGGTAGTAGTACTATTATAATAAACACGATCTATTCTCAAGGTGATGGGTACGATATAGACGATATACAAGCAGGAATGATTGTTGAAGGCTTTGATGATCCGACTACTTACGTTCAATCAGTGTCTATAGCGGGTAATTCAGTCACTCTAAGTCAAAATATACCTGCTGGTTCGTATCGAGTGAACACGATGATGGCAATTCAGATGGATACTGCGTCAAATGTGACCCTTACACAAGTAAATTTCTCGTTTACGGCACCTCAGACCGCAAATGCGACCGCATACTCCCGTCTTTTCCTCCAAGCAGAGACAGGAAGCTCCTTCACTTACGAAAATTCACGTGAAATTGCGCATTTTGACGGAAAAACGGCAAATGAAGACGGAAGTGTTACTCTAAATAACGTATTAAGGAACCGCAAGGAGACAACTACCCTCCAACACTTGCGCAACGACCATACTTTCTTGCATATTTACGTATAATGGCAGCTTTTGGACTAACAACTGGGGTTTGTACTGGTCACGGATGCTGGCCACCCCAAGGATATGCCCCTTCACCCGTCACTTCGGTGATGGTAACCAAAATTCCACCTCTTGTAAGCACACAAATAAGAAATGTGCACTGCAAACCGTGTGGAAAGAACCCTGCGTGCCATCCTGGCACTGTTTCTGTTGGTTGTGCGACTGTTTTATGTGGTGTAGGTGCTCCAGCAACTCCAGTGGCGGTACCAAAGGGTGCAGATCCAGAGACAGAAGCAATATTAGCGAAACTTGCACCTAAGGTATGTGCTACTAGGTTACCCAGTGCTAAGATTGGCACATCAATTAGTTGTGGATCAAAGGTTGCGGTAGGTGCCCCTAATGTGTTATTATGTAAAGGTGGTGACTCAGTTAGCAAACTTGCTGCTTTAGCTGCTACAATGGCATCATTAGGGATGTTCCCTATTCTATCGATTCCTTCTATTGGAGGAGGTGGTGGATCTGGATCACAATCCCCTGGTGACAACTCCGTAACTGATTGTTCTAATTAATGGCACTTTATTCCAACACTAACGACAAAATTGAACCGACCCCTAAAAAGACCCGTCAAGGCTCTGGTGCTCACACTAAGTATTCTGCTACTTCACGTAATAAGGCACGTAAACAGTACAGAGGACAAGGACGTTGAAATATACTCAAATGTGGGACAAAGTAGCAAAACTCTTGACAGCACTCTCCAAACGAGATGATGTAGTGTATCGAGTTAAGGCTACTCCTGAATCTGTTGATGCTAAACTTTGTAAGATTGGGGAATTTAGGTGACATACCAAGCATTACCCAAATGCATACACGTAAAAGATAGCCCTGTCGCTGGACAGGGCTTATTTGCTTTAAGCGATATACCTGATGACGTGTATCTTGGTATATCACACGTTGTAGTGGATGATGACATTATGAGAACACCTTTAGGAGGGTTCGTTAATCATAGTGAAGATCCTAACTGCATCAAAGTATTTGAAGAGGAAGAATGGGGGAAGATATATCATATGAGAACTATTAGAGAGATTAAGAAGGGTGAAGAGCTGTTTTTGAAATACACTTTCTATAAGGTAACTTAAAAGTCGCTAAATAAAGTGACGAATGATCTTGTAGATGCCAAAGACGGTTAACTTTAAGGATGTATCCATTTCATTGGGTATGAATCCAGTAACCAACGACGTTCTTACAATTACCGACGAAGCTGCGGTAAAAAGAGCGTTATATAATATTGTGATGACCAGGAAGGGAGAAAGATTCTTTAAACCCGATCTTGGTAGTAATGTAGCGGATTTATTGTTTGAACCATTAGATTCAGCGACAGCCTCTCTTTTACAAGAAGAGATTGAATATGTCATCATCAAATACGAACCACGTATTAACTTAATTCGTTGTGATGTAGAAGCCAATTACGATAGTAATGGTTTTGATTGCGCAATTTCATTTGAAATTATCGGAATAGCTTCCGATGTGCAAATTCGTGATGTAGATTTCTTCCTAGAAAGAACACGATAAATGTCCTACGTTCAAGTTGCCAATTTAGACTTCACAGAGATCAAATCTTCTCTGAAGGAATACCTGCGCTCTAATAGCGAATTTACTGATTACGACTTTGAAGGTTCGACTCTATCTACCCTATTAGATGTACTAGCGTATAACACGTACTACACGGCGTTTAACGCTAATATGGTAGTTAATGAGGCGTTCCTTGAATCAGCGACCCTCAGGGACAATGTGGTCTCTCTGGCGAAACAAATCGGGTATCTTCCCAAGTCATCTGTAGCTCCAACAGCAGTTATGAACATTGCTGCTGACTTTAGCACAGAAAACAATATTCCCTCTATAGTTAAACTCCCTAGAGGATCACAATTCCTTACCAGGATAAACGGTACTACCTATTCCTTCATTACAGCAAAAGATTATGTTGTAGGACTGAATACACAAAGTATAGCAAATTTCACTGATGTTGAGATAAAAGAGGGTAATTATGTTCTTGAAACATTTACGTTTAATGGTGCCATTCCTCAAAGGTTTGTACTTCAAAACCCAGGGATTGATACAGGTACTCTCAAAGTCACTATTAGACCAACATTTAATAGTACTAGTGTGGTTGAGTACCGCCTAGCAGAAAACATTATAGGCTATGATAGCACATCACAGGTCTTCTTCTTACAAGAAGGTGAGGATGAGCGTTATGAGATTATATTTGGAGACGGTATACTAGGTAAGAAATTAGAAACAAACAATTATATCGAAGTATCATATATTACAACTAATGGTGCATCTGCTAATGCTGCCAGAGTGTTCTCATATGGTGCTGTATTAGAGGATAGCACTGGTGCTAGTGATTATGCTCCTTCGATTACATTAACCACTACTACAGCAGCATCTGGAGGCGAAACACTTGAATCGATTGATTCTATCAAAAGAAATGCTCCGAAGTTTTTTAACTCACAAAATAGGGCAGTTACCGCAGATGACTACGAATCCATTATCCGTCGTATTTTCCCTGCAATTGCTGACATCGTTTGCTATGGTGGAGAAGACGCTAGCCCACCAGAATACGGTAAAGTTAAAATCGTAATCAAACCAGCATATTCTTCTACGTTATCTCAATATACTAAAAACCTCATCTCTACAGATCTTAAGAAGTATGCTGTAGTATCGGTGACACCTGAAATCGTTGATCCTTCGATTACATACGTTGAATTGAATTCAAACGTATACTATAACAAGTCACAGACAACTCTAAACAAATCAGAGTTGAAAGCAGAGGTAATATCTGGATTAACTAACTATAGATCAACATCTGATCTAGAAAAGTTCAATGGTAGGTTTAAATACAGTCGTATAGTTGGTATCATCGATGCTACTGATACTAGTATCACTTCCAACGAAACTTCTATTAAGTTAAGAAAGGATTTTGTTCCTGTATTAAATACAGTAACACAATATGAAATTTGTTACCAGAACCTTATTAAGAGTGGATGCTCAAATCCTTCTGTACAGAGCAGTGGCTTTGTAGTTGCGGGTTATCCAAGTGATGTGGTCTACCTAGCGGATGACCAAAAAGGAGGTATTTACCTATACAAGATTGACCCTACTACTCAAGAGAGATTTGTTCTCAATGCACAGCAAGGAACAGTTGATTACGAGAAAGGAGAGGTAATGTTGAATCGGTTAAATATAATCAAAGGAAGTTATGATGATGAAAGGATTGAACTTCGTGTCATTCCTTCCAACAAAGACATATACGCTTATCGTGAAGCATATCTAAGTTTAGATTTGCAGTCTAGCGTATTCCTGATCACCCAAGAAGCACTAATCTGATAAATGGCAGGTCCAAGTCTAGCAGCACTGATAGAAAGTCAGTTACCAGACTTCGTTGTCGAGGATTATCCCCTCGTCACGAATTTTCTGTCGAAATATTATGAAGCTCTATCGATAAGTGAAGGTCCGCAGGACATTATCAACAATTTTGAGAAATATCTCGATGTTGATACCTTCTCACCAGAGATTTTAGTTAAGACTGCTAGTTTAGCATTAGAGATAGGGGCAGGTACGACTAATATCGATATTACAGTCGATAAGACTGATGGCTTCCCTGAAAAGAGTGGAGTTATAATGATCGATCAGGAAATTTTCCTGTATACGTCTAAAACAGACACTCAATTCTTAAATTGTGTCCGTGGTTATAACGCAAAGACTAAAATTGGTAGTTTGTACGAACCAATTAAGTATGTTGAGTCTAATAGTGCAGTACATAAGCAATATGCAGTTGTTAATAACTTAAGCAACCTATTATTGGCTGCTTTAATTAAGAATTACGAAGAACAATACACTAGTGGTTTCCCATATCCTTATCTCAGAGATCAGACGAATAAGAATCTCTTAGTTAAGAGGATTAAGGACTTCTATCGTGTTAAGGGTACCCCACAGTCATTGGAATTTGTTTTCCAAATGCTGTTTAGTGTCAAGCCAGACATTATATACCCAAAGGAGAATGTATATAAAGCATCCGAGTCTGGATGGAACAATAAAGAACTTTTAGTAGTAGAAGCGATCTCTGGTGACATTAGAAAGGTCGTTGGTAATGAAATAATTCAAAGTACAGACCCATACAACCCAGAACTGACTGCTGCGTCTGCGATTATCGATAATATAGTCGGTGAGCCTTACCAAGGTAGTCTACAGTACACTTTAACTGTTTCTCCTGGAAGTAAGAAGGGTGTTTTCGCTATAGCACGTCGTTCATTCCTTATGAATGACCTTCAGAAGACTGCTGGACCTGGAGATCGCATAGATGTCTTCTCTACAGTTGGATTCCCTGAAAAAGACGGTCGTGTTATCATAGGTATTGAAGAAATTACCTATAGTAGTAAAACATCAACTCAATTTATCATTAAAGAGAGGGATGCATTAAATACCGACAATAAACAAGAGTATATTCATAAGAAAAATGTCAGATGCTTCACTAAGAACAACCTAAGTGGATTCTATACCGAAGATGGTGTTCAGGGAGAAGTTAAACTTCGTATATACGGTCTTGTCTCAGGATTGACCTCCAAAGGTATCCAAGCTGATGCTTCTGCTGGTCTAGAGTACGATGAGACCGCAGACAACTACTTCGATGTTGCTGCTGGAGGCATCCCATATGTTTCCTTCAACAATATGGTTGAATTCAAGTCATCTGGATTCTCAGACGAGGCTCCATTGACTAATGAGTGGATTATCAACCAAGATTTTTCAAAGTTAACAGGTTCGGATCCAAGTAACGTAGGATCTAACAATATTAAGGATAAAGTACTCTCGGATGTATCTGCAATCTATAGAGACAAAGAGAATTACTATATTGCGTCTTCTGGATTCCCTTCCTATGCAATTGGACCATTTGATAACATCAAAATCCCTCAGGACCAAGAGCATCTTAAGATTATCCCTAGGCAACCAATAGATGCCAGTTCTAAGAACATTACAACCTCAACAGAGGTTGGTGTTATGGTTAATGGTGTTCCTTTACTCAATCATAAGTCATCTAGAGGTCTAGACTTTGGTAAAGTCGAATCTGTAACCGTTACTGACTCAGGTAGGAATTATAGTGTTCCACCTACTGTTAATATTGAAGGTAATGCTACTGCAACTGCTGAGATTAACGGATTAGGTGAAATTATTAAGGTTAATGTTACAGATCAAGGATCTGGGTATACCAGTACTCCAACTGTCACATTCACTAGTGGATCAGGTGGTTTATTCACTGTTTTGATCCAACAAGGAGAAATTTCCAACATTTATCTTTCTGTTAACTCACAGGCTGAGATTATTGATGCTGGATCCGATTATACAGAGTCGCCAGATGTTTATATCTACGATGCAAGTGGAAAAGGACGTGGTGCACTCTTTAGTTGCCAAATAGATGCCACAACAGGTAAGATCACTGGATTCACTAAGCAATCTGGTGGATTCGACTATGAGGAAGCTACTACAACTATTACATTGGTACCTAGATCAAAAGCAGCAGAAGCAAGTGCTGTTTTGACCAGATGGCAGTATAACAGGTACTTAGAGATGCCTGTTGACAATGGAAACAGTGCTGGTATCGTTGAAACTGCAAATGACCCTAATTATGGTTATTCATATGGTCATATCGTTTCTCCTACCTCTTTAAAGATTTTAAGAAACGATAATGTTGATGGTCAGGGTAACCCAATAGCAAATAAGAGCCATTCTCCTATTATGGGATGGTCTTATGACGGAAATCCCATTTATGGTAGTTTTGGTTACGAAGATGTCTATCAAGACGTTACTGCGAGCAGTCCTACCATTAAAAGGTTGAATTCCAGTTGGAAACTCAAAACAAGCAGAGTATCCGATGCCCCAAGTACAACTGAGTACTCATTAGGTCGTTTTACTAATGATTATGAGTTTGAAGAGCGTTTAGGTGACCTAGATGCTAATAATGGTCGTTTTTGTACAACCCCCGAATTCCCAGAAGGAACTTATGCTTATTTTATGACTTCAGACGATCAGGAGGCACCAACCTTCCCATATACGATCGGAGAAGCATTTTATAACGTACCAGTTGAAGAAAACTGGAAAACCAAGTCTAAACAGTCAGAATTGCCAGATGACGTTCGTAGAAGGACAGTTAATGCTAATGATCAAGGTGGAGAGCTATTAACCTCTAGAGTTAGTGGTATTGAGTATGGGCCAATCACAAATATTGAAGTTCATCAATCTTCTTTCAATTTCACCAATGAGGATGTTCTATATGTCGATAATTCCATCAATGACAATGGAGATGGGTTATTTGCTGCTGTAGACCAAATTCAAGGTCAGACAGTTGAATCATTGACTTGTAACAGTCCTAAGAACCAATATTTCACTTGTGACACTAATGTCTACTTAAATCACACTGCTGTAATCACTCAGGAGAATACTGGTGCTACAGCAAACGTTATTGGTAAGATAGACGAGAATGATAGGTTCGTTGTAAAGAATGTTGTAGGTACTTTCAATCTAACTGATAATATTAACTCTACAACAGAGATTTACAATATAACCTTTGATTCTGGTGTTACTGCTGCTGTAGGAGATAGAGTCGTATATACAGAAGCAGACGGTGGTGTAGCACACGAAGTTGCCGTTGGTAAGGTATTGCGCAATGTAGTAGATAAGAACACTCTTATCATCGAATTACAGTTTGCTAACCCAGATAAATTGACTACCATCCTAGATGGCGTTACAGTTACTATTCCAGCATCTCAATATAACAAGCTTGGGTATTTTGCTGATGGAAATGGTTGTTCAGTCAATGCAGACGCTGCAACTATTGTAAATGTAAGGTCTCTATCCAAAGGATTTAAATTATTGGACATTGAGTCTAATATTGCTGTTCTTAAGACATTAGATAAGCAGCACGGTCTAGCAGTTGGTGATGAAGTCATCGTTACTGTCCAACCAGACTCTACTATCTCTACACAAAGGTATGATGTTGAGACTAAGAAGTATCATACTATAAAATTATCAGAACCCTCAAAAACCAGTGATATCAATGGATCTGGGGTAGCAAGATTACAACTTATTAATGCTGGTAGTGGATTTACTCCTTCAACTACCTTCAATCAGGTCAACCTTACCAATAGTACTGGTACAGGTTCTGCTGGTACAGTAACTGTTAACACAGATGCTGATGGCCACGTTTCTTCATTCGTTATCATTACTAAGGGTGATGGATATCAGTATGGAAACGTTGTAACTATACAATCTAGTCTTCTAGGTGGTAATGTCAATAGTCAGGAGTGTACATTCTTTGTAGATGCTGCTGGTTGTTCTAAAACTGATGCTATCATCACACTTACCTCATCATCTGGGTTCTCAATTGATGACACCATAAGAATTACTGATGAAGAGTGCAAGATCACTAATGTTGATGGTAACAACATCACTGTAGACCGTGGAGTTAATGATACAGAAGCAGAAGACCATATTGAAGGTGCATCTGTTGAACTATTAACTAAAGCATACAGATTTACAAAAGATACTTCTATTTCCTTTAGTGGAGCTACTGCTTATATCGATACTTATGATTCAAGCACTCAAGAGTTAGTTCTCTACTATCAGAATGAAGGTGACACCATAATCACCACCTCAAATACTTTCTTGGATGGAAGTACTCCTGCGAAAGTCGTTCCTGTCACTGATGTTCCAGCAACATCACTTAGATTCCGATTTAAGAAGAATGGAGAGACTGAATGGAAGAGAAATATCAGCCTAGACATTCAACGGACATATCGTTACCTATTTGATACTAGCGATGCGTCATTGGTCAATAGAAACCTTAAATTCTACGAAAACGTTTATAAGACCACTCAATTATTACAAGCGTTCCAGTCAACCATCAAACCAGGCAATACTGGAGCATTTACTTCTTTCCAGTTGGGTTATGGTATCCCAATAGACGGTACTATTTGGAATAGTACACCTGTACTAGATATTCCTCCTAAAATTTACTATGGAGAGGTATCCGAGAAGATAGACAGTGAGAATGCATTCTTTAGTCTTGTTGAAGACCCATTTGCAGGAAAGCACGCTGTCTTCTATGGATATGAGTATGAATTTGCTTATAGGCTACCAGCAACTCCTCAGAATGAAGGATTTACTAATGTACAATACTATACCGACTCTCTATACGCTGTAGGAGCGATTAAGAGGGTTAAAGTCATTAGTGGTGGTAAAAACTACACAATGCCACCTCAGATTCCTGGTGTCTTCTTAAACAAGCGTTTCAGAGGTAATTTCACACCAAATATCACTGAAGGACGTATTGTATCTGTTACAGTTACCGATACAGGTTTAAATTACTCAAAACCAATTGTATTACTTGAAAATAAAGGAAATGGAGCAAATGCTAAGTTTACAGTCGAGTTAAGAGCAGATGGAAGTGTAAGTCGTATTATTCCAACCGATGAAGGTATTGCATACGATGCAGACACTACATTGCGTCTTTATGAGTCCGATGTCAAGATGTTTGCCCACGGAGACGATATTGGTAAGCTAGCAACCCTAGAAATCATATCTTCAGGTAAAGACTTCAATAATGACCCAACTTTAAGTCCACAAGTCAATCCACCCATTGTAATGACTCTAAAGGATATGCCAGACAAGGCATTCTTGAATGGAGAGCTAATTACGCAAAGAAACCTTGGTGGAGACGTAATTGCTTCGGGTAGAGTCGATTATTGGGTTGATGGAATGAATATTCTTCGATTGAAGGGTATTTACGGAAAATTCGATAATAGGTATTCAATTTACGGTGAAACACGTCGTAGCACTGCAAATATCCAAGTTATCTACGTTGCAGACATATCTCCCCAAATTGGACCTACAAGTACTTCAGTTGGTTCATATTCGAGTGATAGAAGTAAATTAAGTGCGGTTTCGCAGAAAGTCCAAGATGGAGTCTATTATCAAGATTATTCTTACGTAGTTAAGTCTACAATCTCTATTAACGACTGGAGAGACTTTGTTAAGCGTTTTACCCATCCTGCTGGATTTAACCTCTTTGGAGAGGTATTAATCGAGTCTCAAGGTGACGGAACGCAACCAGAGACAATTGACACTCCACAATCGGGTATTAAGGATAATGGCTTCGGTGCTGTTATTAGTATCTTGGAACCAGGCGTTCTTGGTGTTACATCTTTACATAAGGCAACAAGAATTACACAATCCCACGTTAGAGTCGATTCTATGTCGAAACAGCGTGGTAAGGGAACTATTAACTATAGTGAACAGAATAACGTTGAAATTGAAGTATTTGACCTAGCAATCTCACCATCCTTCGATGGCTCTGTACAAGCAGATGGTACAATCTCTGGTACCACTACATTTACATTATTCAAGAAAGACATTAACGAGGTACTATCTCCGTTTAGAGCACAACAATTGATTGTTACATTGGATGGTGTTCTACAGGATCCTGATACTGCTTATACAATTAGTGGATCGACTATTACCTTTGCATCTCCACCATTAGGTCCATATATTGATGCTGCTACTGGTATTGCAGTTCCTGGAGTCACTTTCTACGGAAAGTCGATGAAATTCCAGGATGATGCTAATAATGCTGAATATATGAGAGAAGCGACTAATATCACTTCTTTATTCGATGGTACTAGTACAGACTTCGCTCTTGGTATACCAGTTGTAGATGGGGATCATTTATTCGTATCATTAGATGGTGTTATACAGGAACCTGATGTTGCTTATACACTAACAACTAATCCTGGTAATGGCGAAATCAAGTTTACTGAAGCTCCAAGACAAGTTGGTAAGATTGTTGAATTAGAAATCGGTGATGCAACCAATTGGTTGGTAAATGACTATGTTGTTGGACAAACTTCTGGAGCAAGAGGTGAAATCGTTGCTAAGAGGTATTTCCAAGGTAACAAGTTCTTAGATGCTGCTAATATCATTGATAACAATGCTTCTGTCCTAGCAGAAGAAGCAGTTGGTATTCTGGATGATACAAGTAAGTTTGGATCTGAATATTTCCAGTATCCTGGTCTAGGTAGAAACCAATGTATCGTTGATCTTAAGTCTGTTCTTAGAGCAATGGCAGATGACCTCATTCAAGGAGGTAATGCTAACACTTATGACGCTGCTAAGGAGTATCTACTCACACCAGCATCAGCAACATCTGATATTAAGCATATTGAAGGTGAAGTAGAAGCAACTCTATGGGCTATGAAGTATTTGAAGGATATGACTATCCTTGCGGTACGTAATAAGTTTGGTATAGACAATCTATATGATTATCAGAGAGCAGCAGCATCTACCTTTAGGTTAACACCTACAGGTGCTACCTACAGTCCTTCTACTGGTACATTTGTACTAACAATAGTAGATCATAAGCTTGAGGTAGGCGACTTTATCACCATTGCTGATAATGCACTAAAATTTAGTTGCACAATGGGAACTGGGGATAAGACTTATCCAAGACAAGGAGATCCTGCTTATAGATCAACTCTTCAGGTGACACAGAAGACCGATGATACTATTACAGTTAATATCGGTACAACATCTAATATTACTCATACTCCTACAGCTGGTTCATATGATCCTGCAACAGGTCTTATGACCTTGGATATTGGATCACATAACCTTGCACCTAATACTGCTGTTAAGATCGCTGGTAACTCACTCTCATTCAGTTGTGAGATGGATGATCAGGCTACAGTCAAGACTTATCCTAGAACAACCGATCCTTATTATGACACTGCTGTTAATATCGTAAGTACTGGATCTACATTCCATACTCCTACTACTGCATCATATAGCGGTACTACAGGATTTATGACTGTTACCGTTCCAGATCACGGATTTGAGAATGGAGATAAGGTTAAACTTGTTGATGGTGCTATAACCTTCAGTTGCACCTATGGTGGTGGAACTCACAACTATGTTGGTGGAACTGCAACTAATGCAGTCCAAGTTACAGGTGGATCTCAATTTGACGTAACTGGTGCATCATATAATCCTACTAATGGTGACTTACAGTTAACTATTGGTAGTCATAGTCTTACTAATACAGATACTATTGTTATCTCTGCTGGATCTTTAGACTTCAAATGCGATGAGGACAATTATGCTACTACCCATTCTTACCCTCGCACATCAGACCCTGTATATAATAAGACCCTGGGAATTACCTCAGTGGGTGGCACAACTATTACAGTTAACGTTGGTGTAAGTTCTCCAGGCTCTGCATATCCTCGTCCTACTGATCCTATCAGTGGTAAGTTTATGCCTATTTCAAATGTAAGTCAAAATACATTTGATATACAAGTATTAGACACAATCCCATCTACCAATACCGATACTCATACCTATGTGAGTGCATTAACTAACGGTGTTGAATTAGAGAAGGGTACAATTACTCTACAGGTTGGTACAACCTCTAATGTATCACATAATGTTTCCTATGGTACCTATGATCCTGTAACAGGTGATATGGAGTTGACTATTGGTAACCATACTCTTCCAGCTAACACAAGTATTAAACTATTAGACAACTCTCTAACCTTTAGTTGTACTGAGGGTAGTGGTGGACAGTATTCGTATCCTAGAACAGACGTTACTAACTCTACTGCGACTACTGGAACTACCTATAACCCAACAACGGGTGTAATGGCAGTTACCACAACAACAAACCACGGTTTAGTTAATGGTGATTGGATTAAGTTTGCTGATAATTCATTATCACTAAGTTGTGACTATGGTACCACTTCTCACACTTATGTTGGTGGTACAGCAGTTAATGCCGTGGCATCTGGTGGTACTAACTTTAATGTCATAAACGCTGCTTATAACCCTGCAAATGGTGATATGGTATTGACCATTGGTACACATTCATTGTCTACCTCTGACACCATCACTATCACTGCTAACTCATTATCATTTACCTGTGATGCAGATAACCACGCTACAACTCATACCTATCCTAGAACTACTGATCCTAAGTACAATACATCGATTGATATCGATGCTGTAGATCAAGGTGCTGGTACTATTACTGTTAACGTTGGTGCAGCATCTGGTGGACAGACAAAGACATATCCAAGAACAAGTGATTATGCAAGTGACAGATGGTTAAAGGTATCTAACGTAAGTTCAACAACATTTGAAGTTACTGTACTAGACATTATTCCTTCTACCAATACTAATACACACGTATTCGTTTCTTCTACGGCAGATGGTATCAGCAAGAAGAAGGATCCAATGCACGATGCTGCTATTAACATTAAGTCAGTAACAACTACAACGATTACCATTAATGTATTAAATACTGCTCCTTCTACCAATGTAACTCCACATACTTACGTCACATCACTTCCTGGTGCAGTTATTAGTGGTGGTGCTTATAACCATAGATTTATTTCAGCTGCTGCTGATTCTATAACTTCTGGTGGTGACTATGCGCATACATTTGTAGAATCAACACAAAATTCAATCGGTGTATATGAAGATCCATACAATATTGACAACCCTGTAGCAAATACATTCATCGATGCTGCGAAATTAATCTCTGACAACAAATCATTCGTTTCTGAAGAAGCAGTAGCAAGAATGGCTACTGGAACATTACAATCTGTAAGTGATGCGACATATACACCTGCGACAGGTCTATTAGAACTAAACATTGGTACTCATAGTTTTACTACTTCTGATTTCGTTAAGATACCAGACAATTCGTTAATATTCAGTTGTACAATGGGTATAGGTAATAAGACCTACCCACGTTCATCTGATCCTATTAGTGGTGAAAGAAGACAGATAGAATCAGTCACTGCTAATACACTTACTATTGATGTAGGTGCATCACCTATCGTAAATTACGATGTTTCTGGTGCAACATACAACCCTACTACGGGTGATATGGTATTAACAGTTGGTTCACACAGTTTACCTGTAGGTTCTCACGTTAAACTTGCCGATGACTCATTAACATTTGAATGTCTTGCTGCTGTTGGAACTCACATCTATAGCGGTGGAACATCTGTTAATGCTATAACAATAACTGCTGGTAGTGTACTGAAAGATGTAACTGATGCTTCATACAACCCAACAACGGGTATATTGGAGATGACTATTGGTTCTCATAGTTATACAACTAGCGATACTGTCACAATTGGCCCTGATAAGATAACCTTTACTTGTGACGCAGACAGTCACGCTACTAACCACTCATATCCAAGAGCAACTGACCCTGCATATAATACTGCGATAGCAATTACTGCTGTAACAGGAACTACAATCTCTTGTAACGTTGGTGTAGCATCATCTAATAACCAGAGCACATATCCAAGAGCAAGCAGCAATGATTATGCTTACAATTCTCCACTAGAGATTACAGCAGCAACTGCAAACACTATTACACTTAATGTTAATGGTGGTCAAGGTCCAATCAGTGTTTCTTCTGCTCATACATTTGTAAGTGCAACTTCTGGAGCAGTAATTACTGGTGGTAATTATACTCATACATTCCAAGGATCAACAGCACCAATAGAAGTTGGTGGTCTTGCTATTGCTGATCCATATTACGACGACGCTGTTTATATTAAGTATGAGGGTACTCCTCTTACTCCTACTGCTGCCACATATGCTCCTGACACTGGAGTTGTGACACTTACTGTACCTACACAACAGTTTACTGTAACAGATGCTACCTACGATCCTGTTGGTGGTGATATGGAGTTGACTATTGGTACACACAGTCTTACTACCTATGACAGTATTAAGATATCACCTAATTCAATATCCTTTAGTTGTGAGTACAACGGTGTAACTCAATCTAAGACCTATCCTAGAGCAGGTGGTGCTGATTATGCTTATGATGTCTTCCTACCAGTCCTTAAAGTCTCTGGAGCTACCATTACAGTTAATGTGAATGGTGGACAGGGTGCTATTAGTCATAATGTTGCTCATACATTCATTGGTGCTGGTTCTCTAGGTATTACTACAGAGGGTCACGGTTTAAGTAATGGTGATAAGATTAAGATTGAAGATCTATCATTAACATTCACTTGTGCTGAGGATGGTAATTCAACCAATCACGCTTATCCAAGATCAACAGACCCAATTAGCGGTAACTGGATCGATGTATCAAATGTTACAACCGATACCTTTACTATTCAGTGTTTAAACACACTTCCATCTACCAACGAGACAGACCATATCTTTGTAAGTGCTAAAACTAACAGTATTGTTAAGCAAGATGATGTAATCATATGTAACGTTGGTAAGTCTTCTAATACTAGCCCTCATCAATTTGTTGTTCAGACTGGTAAGACACCAAGTGCTGCTTCTTACAATCCTACAAATGGTGTGATGCAGTTAACCATTACTGAGCACGGATGGAAGAGTGGAGACTTTATAAGATTCGATGATAACGCCCTTGTATTCCGTTGTGACGAGGATGGACAGGGAACTGACCACTCTTATCCTAGACCAATTACAACCACCTTCACTGCTGGTGCAGGTACCTCATATGATCCTAGTACTGGTGTACTATCGATAGATGTAGGATCTGCTCATAACCTTTCTAATGATGATTGGATTAGATTAGACGATGGTGCTATAACATTTACTTGTGCACAAGATACTAATGCAACTCAACACGCATATCCAAGATATACAGATTATGCAAGTGATAGATGGTTCCAGATTTCAAATGCTAGTGGCCAAACATTCGAGATTAATATTTTAGATATAATTCCTTCTACTAATACTACTGCTCACGTATTTGTAACTGGGGCACCAGATGGCATTAAGCATAGACAGGATCCTAATACAGGTCAGTTCTTACAAATCACTAAGATTGATGACGATACTTTCAGTGTAGTTGTTAACACTACATTACCTTCCAGTAACGTAACTACCCACGTATTCCAGTCTGCTGTTCCTAATAGTGTTAAGAGAGCGACTATTCTAACTGGTGGTGCTTATACTCATACATTTGATAGAGCACTATCTGATGCTGTTACTGCTAATACTGGTGCTAAGTTTACACCTACTGCTGTAACATTTGATCCTGCAACAGGAGATGTAGTCTTTAACATTGGTGCTGGACACAGCCTAACTGATAGCAACACCATTACCATTGCTCCTAATTCCATCTATATGAGATGTAATATGGATAGCAGTGAGACTCCTCATTCATATCCTAGACCTTCTGATCCTGCATATGGCAGAACATTGTCTATCAAGTCATATGATGATGGAGCAGGAACTATAAGTGTATTCGTTGGTAAATCAGAACCTATAGCATACGAACCTACAGCAGGTAGATACGATCCTGCTACAGGTGATGTACATTTAACTATTGGTACACATAGATTGAATAGAGGTGCTGGATTTAGATTCTTCCATAACGCAATATCATTAACTTGTGGTATGGACAGTCACGCAACTGTCCACACATATCCTAGAGCATCTTCACACGATGCACTTGGTGATTGTGTTGATGATGTTAAGGATATTTTAGAGGCTATTGTATGGAACCTTAAGTATGGTGGTAACAACAGAGTTTGGGATGCTGCTGATCTATTCATTGATAGAAGAGGATTCTTAGATCATATCCAACATCAAGTACCAGAAGTACTTAATGTAATGGGTCATCTTAAGACTGTTCTCTCTAATGTAATACGTAATAATACAGTTAGTGCGGTTGGATCACACGGTATAGTACAAATTAAGGATTTAACCATTACTAAAGAGTCTAGTGAATGTGCTGCTGTAGAATCTGCTGTTGATACATTCGTAGGTCTAATTGAGAATGCAGTACAGAACCCTGCTACATTTGAATCTGGTGTAACTAGAACTATCCCAGAGAGATGGCCAGTTGTTCATAGTTCACTAACTGCTAATAGAGATCTTACTATTACTGTTGATTCTATTCCACAGTGTGCTCAGATCGAATCTGCTATTAATACACTATTCAGTATTGTTACTACAACTATTCAAGAGGCAGTTTACAACAATAACAACTATCTACTAACTCTAACTCAGGACTTCCCCAATCCTAATAGGATTCAGGTTGAGATGACCAAGAAGGAATTCCTAAGCAGTGAAGATGTACAGAGTGAAGCATCATTGGCAATTGCCACAGTTTCTAGTGCTAGTGTTATTGCTCCAGGCGTTCAACAGAAATTCTTCGGTTATAAGCACGGTAAGTATTATAAGTTAGATTCTATTAAGGGTCAGTTTAATAATGCTCAAACTATATTTGAACTAGAACGTGGTGGTGTTCCTTTCTATGCAGAAAGAAGTCAGAACGTTGTTGTTATATTGAATGGTGTTATTCAGCAGAACAGAATAGCATATAGAATTGAAGATAATATCATTGTATTCCAAGAGGCTCCTTCAGAAGGATCTGCTTGTTTCATCCTATACTTCTATGGTTTAGATCCAGAACGTATTCTACTAGGATTCAACGTTGAACCTCCTGGTACATTTAAGAAGTTCTTTAGATTAACTGTAGATCAGCAAATCGTTCTTCCTCTAGAGGGTGCAGATTGTTGGGTATCCACTGATTCTAATGGTGTCAATCATACCTACGTTAATTCTTTTGCTAGAGGTAGAATCTACAAACAGAACTGGGCACTAGGATCTAGAAACCTTCTATTCGTTGAAGGTGTTACAGCACAGAAAATTAACTGGACAGGTGGTACTTTAAGTATTACTAAGGATAGAGGTGCTTCTGCTTCTCTACTTGACGTTAATATTCTATCAATTGAAGAGACTACTAACTCTGATCTAAGAGAAAAATTATTTAACAGACAGGATAGATTGAAGTCTAACTTGACTGCTGGTGAAGAAATCCTAATCGATGGTGAGGCAGATTCACGTTCTATCATTCGTGCTGCTAGAGAAGCACTGGTAACTTCTGGTTATGACAGTGACACTACTGTTGGATCATACTATAGAACATATGAGTATGAAGTTGTTATCAACGTTGGTGCTTACTCTGGTCAGATTGAAGGAGCTGGTGCACAGGCAGTTGCTCGTATTGATGCAGAACTTAGATATCACACATTGACATCTAGTAGACAGGCAGGTTTAGAATTCCTACCTAACGACGTTGTATGTCAGTACAATGATCAGAATGATATTAACTCTGGCATAGTATGGCAAGGTACAGTTAAGAACTATGTTCCTGCTAGGAAGACTGTAGAACTATACAGTTTATATCTTGACGGTGTTGGTAATACTGATCCAGTTGCTGCTAACTTCCGTCCTGGCGAAAAGGTTTATATTGATACTGTTGCTGGTACCGAATGTATTGGTCTTCAATATCTCAAACCAGGTGGTGTTAATAGCATCGTAGTTTCTAAGAGAGACAATACTACTTACTTCGATAACCAGGCTAATTGGAGAAATGATAACGTATTGAATAAAGGACTAGATCGTTTAGGTGGTGGATTTATTCCTGAGAATGCCAGTTCTTCAGGTGTCACACAAGAATACGATTACACATCATCAATATATTCAGATGATCTACAACCACAGATATCTCAGAACTATCGTGAACCACCCGTAATGATCTTCCGTAGTCAGCCTGAGGTTGACGCAAATGGTGATCCAGTTGGAGCACCTGCTGGTGGTGGTGCACGTGCTAACGCAATCACTGTTAGAGGTGAAATTGCTGATATTGAAGTTATATCAAGTGGTACTGGTTATAGAGTTCCACCACAGGTTCTCTTTACTAGAGGATACTTTGTTATCCGTAAGAACCCTCTTGATATCAAGAACCTTACTACATTCGGTATTGAACCAGTTGGTCTTGATGGTTCTTGTAACGTCAAATCATATCTTGACACTATCTTTAAGGGTGGTGCTCAGACTATGTGGAGTAATTGGGCATCTCAAGTTCCATATGGTGTTTCATTAGTATTTGGTAATGCTGGTGGCTCTGCATATCTCCTCAATAGAACTTCTGATCCTATCATTCACGTTAGGAAGATACTTGATATTGGTGATCTTGCAGTTAAAGGGCAACCTGAAATTTGGATTAATTTAAAGAAACAATATGTAGCAGTTTCCTATAAGGGAACTAAAGTTACTCAAACTCAGTGCACAGGTGGTGTACAGGGTATCTCTGTTGCAATGACTAAGTTCAAGAATACAGAAACAAAACTATCCTGTAACGCTGGTGCTGTTGAGAAACAAGCAGGTAACAACTACTTGATGAGAGGTAATAATTCCTACTCTGCTGGTAGCCTTGGACCTCATCTAAACTTCTTACAGAGCTTTAAGTTTGAGATCCAACCTCAGAGTGGTACCAATTATACAGGATCATATGTTGATGGTAAAGGAAATACTATCAATTATACAATGGGTGATATGACAATCGAATTCTTCTCCGATCGTTATCCTAATCTCACCATTGGTGATTTTGAAAATCCTGAAGTTTATAATTCCCAGGTTAATGATCCTGGTGATACCAATAACTTTGTATTCCAACAGGGATCAGAGATACATTTTGGTACAACTATGAAGTATGCTGCCTTGGATAATCCAAATGGTTCAGATACTTTCCTTGTTACATCAACTGCTGGATTCCCTGCTGCTGGAGGAAGTTTCATTATAGGAAGCGCAGCAGATAATAGTAAAGTTGAAAAGATTACGTATACACAAGCATTTGCCGATCGTTTTGTTGGGTGTACACGTGTCAACCCATTAGGTGTAGTTGAAAAAGGATTTAGTGCTTACGACTTTAACACTACTAACGTAGGTGCATCAGTCGTAGCTGGTGGAACAGTTTTTGATTCCAACATAAACTATCTCTTATTCTCAGGTGCAAGTGGAGCTCGATCCGCAACATTTGCTGCTACTGACTTGACTACATACAGTACAGTAACCTTTAGTGCGATTCGTGGTAACGGTAGCAATGGTGGTAATGCACCTTCTACTGGTGCACACACCTTGATGCTAAGTTACAGTATCGATGGTGGAACTACATTTATTGATATTGGGTCAGTTGTAAACTGGAATCAGACTCCTACGTTTGATGACTGGAATACACAAACACACAATATCCCAGCTAATGCTCAAACTGCCACAACGATAATCCGTATCTATATGGCTGACTCCACAAATACAACATCAGATCAATATGGTGTTAGATTAATGTGGTTCAATGATGCAAACACTGACTCCTATGTCGCAGGTGACTATATAATCACCGCAGATTTAGATCTATAAATATAAATAACTTTCGGATCCAGTCTCAGAAACCTTTTTAGAAAACAATGTCTGCTATTATCACTGATCTGTTCAGGATACATAATGCCCAACAGTTCGTCGAGGCATTATCTGAACCAACAACCTCTACTCCTGCTGAAGAGTCAGCAGCTGAAGCTGGTACCCAACGAACACGACTCTACTTCTTTATCGGAAGACCGCAAGAGTGGCGTGCATACCTAGAGCTCTATGCTATTAACAACACTTTCCAAGTAGGAGAGGTTGTTTATCAAGGTACGTCATATCCTGGTGGTGCTGCTGTATACGGAACTGTAGAAAAAGTATTCCCTAATTCTGTCCTATTATCTGGTGTAAATGGTACACTAGGTCAAAACTCTAACTTCGTTGCTGGTACTACTGTAACTGGTAATACTGGTGGTGCAACTGCTAAGGCTGGTGTGTGGAGAACTGGATCTGAGAACGTTCCTACATCACCTTTTGACTCTCAAGAAGAGAAGTTCGAGATCTACGATGATATGATCTCTCTTAAAAGAGTTAAGAAAGATGATTTAACATTCGTGGTTAAGCGTTATAACTTCGGTGCTAACACAGTGTACGATATGTACAAGCCCGATTATTCTAGTGCTAAGACTACTGCTACTGGTGCCACCTCATTATTTGCTTCTACATTCTACGTAATGAATAGCAGCTATGAGGTCTTTAAGTGCATCTATAATGGTCAAACTCCTACTGATCCTAACGGTGTAGTTTCTGTAACAGAACCAACTAAGGTTCAGTCAGTCTCTGGTATCTTCATCGAACCAGAAGATGCTGGTAACCCAGGATTTAGAACAGATGGTAAGCGTCCATATATTTGGAAATATATGTACACCATCCCTACTGACAGTGTATTGAAGTTCTTGTCAACTGACTTCCTTCCAATCATTGAAGAAACTGCTGTTACTTCTGCTGCTGTAAACGGTGCAATCGATACTATCCTGATTACTGATTCAGGTACTAACTATGATGCTGGTACTTACTACACTCCAATTAAGGGTGATGGTTCTGCTGGTATTGCTAAACTAGTAGTAGATTCTGGTGCTATTGCTGAGGCAAGTGTACAGACTGCTGGTACTGGATACACTTATGCATCTCTTAACTTAGGTGATGTGTACAGTGACACTGGATTGACAACTGCATCAAACATTGACGCTAACAGTGACGCAACTGGTGGTGCTCTTGAAGTTGTTATTCCTCCTCAGGGTGGACACGGTGCTGACCCAGTTGAAGAATTGGGTGGTAAGCGAGTTATGATTAACACTCGTTTAACATATGATGAAGGAGAAGGTGACTTCCCAACAGATAATGACTTCCGTCGTATTGGATTACTCCGTGACCCATACAA